GCATTTTGGTTTGGCATCTACCATCTCTGGATTGGCTTTACGAACCTTGACTTCGCGGTACCCTGTAAAGTCTTGGATGATTTCCGGACCAGTATGCTCATAACCTTTTGTAATGGTAACAAACACACAGCCTCCTTGGCTTAAACTATGGCTTGCACCATTGCTAGCCATACTAGTATTATAACACAAATATTGGCCTAAGTAAATGCCTTGTCTTACCAAACTTTGATAACTTATTGACTAAATAACATACTATGGCTAAACTTTTAGGCAGCAAAACGGTCAGAACCAAGACCTTGAAACCATCAAGTGTATTGCTTCAGCAGACCACCAATCGTGTAAAGACCAAGCAAGAACCCTACCAAACTTCAGGACGTGAAGCCTGGAACACAGGCGCACAACCGCCCATTGAAACTGGTCTAAACGCAACCAAACCACGCAGCCGCGGCGATCAGTACAATCGCGGCGACAAGAACCGAGACAGCCGATAATCATGCTTGCATCCAACAGCGGTTTTGATACCGGAGATGATTTTTACACCAATTCTGATCCGATCAAAAGTACAAAATCATATCACGGTTTGGCCGGTAAACCCAGCAATAATCCTGCAGGTCGCCCAAAAGGTATTACCACACGAATATCTGGTGTGGCCATATTGCGAGCCATCAATGAACAAGCCGGCAAAGACTTTGCCACCCTGCTGGCCGAAGGCTATGTGGACTCTATCAATAGACTGGACTATAAGACAAGACTGGAATATGAACGTGTGATTCTGTCAAAAGTCGTGGCCGATAAAGTGGAAGTTACCCTGGTAGAGGACCGTGTATCAGACATCATACGAAATCTACAGCAGGAAACCCTGGAAGGCGAATTTAAAGAGATTGTTCCCAGCATAACCAATGGCACCAATGGCACTGATAGCACCTGATCAATTGTTCATCCAGGCTCGGCAACAGGCCAATCAAGAACTGGCTCGCCACGGCATTGCCATTGACCGCAACAACAACAGTCAGATGCGCCAGTTGGCAGAGCTGATAGCATTCTACGAGCAAGACCTACAGTACAACAAGATCAAGTATTACCAGCCCTTTGACTACCAAAAGAAACTGTATGAGCTGAGAACCATGGCTCAGGCCGTGATAGCATCAAACCGGTCTGGCAAATCATATTCAGTGGGCTATGCCATAGCCTGCCATCTCACCGGCATCTATCCTGACTGGTGGGGCGACATAAGATATCAAACAGGTGTGCGTGTGATAGCCGCTGGCGCATCAAGCCAGCAGATACGCGAAGCCATACAGGACACCCTGCTGGGCACACAGGACAAGATACAAGAAGCAGCCATAGGTTCAGGTCTAGTGCCTAAATCCCTTATACTTAGAGATACCATAATCACCGGTGCTGACCGTAGAGGCATAGGTGGCCTACAAATCAGGCACAAATCAGGATCCATATCAACCCTGCAGATCGTATCATATGAACAGGACCGTGCTGTGCTGCAGGGCGGCAAGGCTGATGTGATATGGTTTGACGAGCAGCCCAGAGACGATGATGTGGTGTCAGAACTGATCCGTGCCTTGGCACAAACACCCACAGGACAAGAAGGCAGGATCTATCTATCAGCCACGCCCTTGGTAGGTTGGACGCCAATGATCAAGAGATTCTGGGAAGGTGTGGAAGGCCATTCAATGGTGCGCTATACCTGGGATGATGTGCCTGAATCACTCTTGGACACCAAAACGCGAGAACTACTTAAAGTATCTTGGCTGCCCTGGGAGATAGAGTCAAGAACACAGGGCATACCAATGGCCGGCGCAGGGTCAGTGTTCCAGATAGACTGGGACAGGGTGATCCTTAAAGAGCCTCCCAAACTGGAAGTGTGGCATCGCAAGATAGCAGGCATTGACTTTGGTAGATCACCAGACCCCACTGCTGTGATCTGGTGTGCCCTGGATCCAAGAACCAACACCATATATGTTTACGATGAATATTATGGACGCAGCCAAACGCCTGTGGAGTATGCACCTCACATACTCAGCAGAGGCAGAGACATCCCTGTGGCTTGGCCACCAGACGGTCAGCGCAAGGGCTATACAGAAACCACCTCAGCCATACACGAACTAACCAACAGATACGGCATAAAAACCGTGAGCGAACCATTCACCAATCCTGATGGATCAAGAGGCATTGACTATGGCCTGCAGTTCATAATACAGCAGATGCGTATGGGCAAGTTCTTTGTGAGCCCACACTGCCGCCAGCTGATAGATGAAATGCGCCAGTATCACACTGAACGCACTTCCTCTGGCAGGATCAACTTTCGTGGCTCTGATCACGGCATTGATGCGCTACGCTATGGCGCACTCAGCATTGAACGATTTGGGCAGAGTTCAATGGAAGCAGAAGGCATTATGAGCCTGCAGGAGTATCAGCAGATAGAGCGTACTCTTAATACTTGGTCTGTGAATACATACTAAAAACTGCTAAATAAACAATAATACCAAAGGTACTCAAGCAATGGCCATACAAAAAACCCCACCACAGCCTTTAGGTCCTGTTATACAGAACCGCAACTATGTGGACAACAAAGACTTCCGTGATAGCACATTCCTGAATCAGATCAAGCAATGGATCGGCGTGGCCATCAACGTGTATGCTGACACAGTGAGTGTGGTGCGTAGAGAAAACGACACCTTCTATGATGGCGTGCCCGCAGATAGATTAAGACCCAACACCAACGGTCCCAAGGTCATACTCAACGATGTGCAGCCTGCTGTGGATCGTGTGGTCAGCCAGGTGGCAGCAGCCTTCTACGATGAACGCTCAGTTGAAGCCTTTGCCATCAATGATGACGACACGATCGCTGCAGAACAAGCCACCAAGATGGTGCGCAATCAACTGTTCAATGCCAACGAAGGCAAGATCATCCTGCGTGACTCAATCAAATCAGCTGCCAAGTATCCCTTTGGTGGGGTGCTGCGCATCTATCGTGATGCACGCAAGAAAGTGTTTGAGCATCGTATGGACATTCCGGCCTATGATGAACAAGGCAATCCTTTGATCACATCAATAGAGTCGGCCGAACAGGCTGCCAGAGTCATAGCCAGAGAAAACACCCAAGAAGATTTGGTTGAGTGGAAACTGATCAAGGTCAAAGAAGAGATCTTTGCAGAAGAATCGGGCATTGAGTCACCCGACGGCACCAAGATCATGGACACACGCAATCAGTACACTGCCATATATGAAGTTACCAAACACAGCATACACTATCCCATCCTGGTAGTGCCGCCTGAAGAGTTCCTGATGGACAAAGAAGCCACCAATGTGCATACTGCCAAGTTTGTGTGCCAGCGTCGCTTTATGCCCAGAACAGACATCATTGAGATGTGGCCAGACGCACGTGAGTTTCCAGAAGATCTTGGATCAGTGGCCACCTCATACAACACCAACTTCTCAAATGAAAAGCAGTATCGCCGCCGTGTTCACAACACCTTGAACATCACATCACGACCAGCCACCTTTGATTCAACTATGAAGGTGTGTATGGTAATAGAAGGGTATATCCGCTATGACTATGACGGTGACGGCATTGCTGAGTGGCGCCATTTTGCTATTGTTGATAATACAATCCTGGAGAATACTTACTGGGATGGCCCCATTCCTATCATACTACCTAACCTTAACCGTGATCCTCATCGTCCTGACGAAATCACTATCGCAGAACGTGCCAAAGATTCCACACTGATCAAAACAGCGATGATCCGCGGTGATGTCAAGGCACAGCAGGACCGGACCAATCTACAGATCATCGCCAAGTCAGGTGCTTTCCCACTCACGGGCCAGCGCAAACTGATGGAAGGCGCACCAGGTATCATACCTTACGGCCAGAATGAACAAGGTCAGGCCTTGGCCATATCAGGTCCCTTGGCAGATGCCATACACGTGATCCAAAAGCCAGAACCCAGCCAGGCCACACAGAGCCTGTTGGCAATGGTTGACAGCCAGAAATCAAACCAAGTGGGCGTGAACAGCCTCAATGACGTGGCTGCCTATCACACACAGACCACCAACCCTGCTACCACAGCTGCCATACAGCAGCGCAGCCAAGACATACAGGTAGAAGACTACATTATGTGCTATGGTGAAACGGCTGTCAAGCCTCTGTTCCGCATACTCTACTGGTATGTGATGCAGGACGCAGACCATCCTTACATCCAGCAGAAGTTCCTGCAGATCACTGGCCGGCCATCACTTGACGCAGAACGTATGAGAGTGGGTGAATGGTGGGAGCGTGATGAGTTCGTGGTCAACGTTGGTCTAGGTGTGGATTCACCTGACTACAAGAACTTCCGTGCCACACAACTGCTGCAGGTGTTTGCTGCATTCAATCAGGCGATGTCAGGACAGACCCTGCCAAACTTGCTGCCCAAGATGTATGAAGGCTTCAGAGATCAGGTGTCAAGCCTAGGCTATGATCCAGACCAAATGCTGATGGATCGTGATGAGTTTGATCAGTACTATCAAACCTTGCTGCAACAGAGCCAGCAGCCACCCCAGCCAGATCCCGTGGCAGAACAAACAGCACAATTGCAATTGGCAATGCTAGAGGCACAGGTAGCACAGCTGCAGGCTATGGCTGACGAAAGTCGCGCCAAGGCCCAGAAAGCACAGGCTGATGCTGAAAAATCAATTGCAGAATCAGCCAAGACCAAAGTGGAAGCAGAAATAGCACAGACACAGATGCGCCGTGGCCAGATAGCGCCTGTGCGTGTCTCAGTGTAATAAGTAACATATGCTAAGAGAAAAAATACTGCGCATATTCTTCACTGCAAGAGACTTGGGTGAGCGTATGCTTAAACCCGAGCGTGAAGAACGCAGACAACAACAAAACGTGATTGCACAAGGTGCCGAAAGCCGTGCACTTATGACCAATCCCGTGTTCCAAAGTGCAGTTGCAGATTTGTATCTGCACCTGGAAGCCGAACTTGATTCATTGGAGCCCACACAAGGCGACTATGACTCTCGTGTGCAGTGGATCCTCGCCCAGCGGAGGGCCCTGCGCCAGGTGTGTGCGTTACTTGACAACAAGATAGCCGCACAGGAACAGCTGGAAACAACCTTAAAGGAGACACAGGAATGAAAATCAATCCTGGAATGAATCCTCCTGAGGGCGCTCCTGGCTCCAGTAACCCCCGTAAAGGACGCGAGATGGAAACCAAAATGATGGGTTCCAATCCTGCTGAAAAACACGGATCGGGTAAACCTGGTGCCAGTAACCCACGGAAGGGCACAGTAGTAATGCCCAGCACTATCGGTCCTGGCGGCATAGCCGGCAAGATTGGTGGTAAAGGCAATCCTGGTAGTGACAATCCCCGCAAAGGATCGTTCACCAAGACCGGTATTTTTAAAGGTTAAAGACCCAGTGATTAGCATGTTTGACAGTCGCCTATCTTGTATTGACCAAGACGCCGACACTTAGAGGAGATATCAATGTCAACAGTAGTAGAACAACCAAGAGATGATGTACCTATCGTTACAGACGCTACATTATTGGCTGTGCCTAATATGCAAGACCCCGACGCCAGGGTTGAGTACCTTAAACGGGTACGTGCCTTGCGCGACACTCCTAACACAGCAGCAACACAGGCCCAGACGACAGCACCTATCCAGAATATGGACGCTGCTGATCTACCAGCTGAGCTGCTGACCGATGCAGATGACGCCACAGCGGAGTCATCCTCACCGGACGCTATTCCCGATGTCACAAACGGCCGTCGCAGGCTCTCAGCAGATGATCTGCAGCAGTATGAGATACCTGTGGTTGGTGAAGATGGCACCGTGGAATACCTATCTTATGAGGATTTCAACAAAACTGTAGGCACATATGCCAAGGTAAACAAAAAAGCCCGTGAACTTGCTGATCGCGAACGCGAAATAGATGCTATAAAAACACGCCTGGTTGAAGCGAACCAAGCAGTGTTGCAATCTACTGAATCAGAAGAAGCCAAGATCGCCAAGCGGTATGAGTGGGTGCAGAATTCTATTGCACACGCACATCGTTACAGCGTGGACACTGTTAAGTTCCAAGATGGAACCCACAAGAGTGTGAGCCAACTGATCGCAGAAAAGACTGCCTTGGAGAATCAGTATGCACAGCAGCAGCAGCGCAAATCTGCAGCTGAGCAACAGATCCGCCAAGCGCAGGAAGATTTCATCCAAGCGCAGGAAGAAGTCCTCAAGCAACGCAGCCCATCAACGCTGAAAGCACGCAATGATATAGCAAAGTTTCTTGAACGTTCAGGTTTTTCCGCAGATGACGCCAATGCCTTAAGCCACTCAAAAGCTGAGCTTATGATAGTATTGGACAAGGCTATGAGGTACGACAACGCACTAAAAAGCCAGTCAAAAGAAAAGCGTGTGGGACAGAATACCCGTGTACTAGCACAACGCAGCCGATCGGAAGGTCGCGGCGTATCGGTAGGCAACCCACAATCCACGAGAATTCAAGAGTTAGAACGATTGGGCACAAAGGCCAATCGCGAACAACTCAAAGAATTATATCGTTTGAAGCAAGGTAGATAATATTATAAGGAGTATCTACAATGTCCGCAGTAACCGCACTAAACCTAAACCCAGGTGTCATTACCAATGATACCTTAGTTGGCGGCCGTGGCGCCTCTGAACAGCGTGGCTTTGACACCACGTTGACATTGATCTCTCGTTTAGAGGCAACCACACTGTCAATGATTGACCCCATCCAGATACACGCACGTATTTGGGAATGGGAAACTGACAGCCTGCGTTCACCCAAAGTGAACGTGAACAATGGCTTCCAGTATTTCACGCAAAATGGTGGCCAAAGCCCCACAGCGCGTCTTGTCCGCAACAACTATACACAGGTCTTTATTGGACCAGTTGAAACGGAAGGCACACTACGCCGTGAAGAAACCAATACTGGTGATGAGCATAGAATTTGTGCCCTTATGTGGTAACACATAAATGAAAATTTTCTCTGATTGACTTGGAAGTCCAGCAGTGGACAACAAGGGGCAAGCAAGGTAACTGTGCAGCCTGAACGACTAAGTGAGAAAACATCCCAAGTGGATGATGCGATAGTCTGAACTACCATATAACTGTTGATTGAAGTGGTAGAGAGAAATCCGAAGAGATTTCTCCCTTGCGCAAGCAAGCGTAACATATTTGGAATACCAGGTAGAAGAAAAAGAAGCAGTGGCACTGGGTCGTGATATGAACCAGAGCTTGCTGTATTCCGCAGGTGCCAAAGGCATCACATCAGGCGGTTCAACCAACCGCGTGATGGGTGGCGTTTCGTCATTTGGTCAGCAGAACCTGAAGTTTGGTGATCTGACCACGGCAGCAGCCAATGCTTACCAGCAGTACACAGTTTCATTCAACCAGGCCAGCAATGGCAGCACAGTCACACCCGCACTCACAGCTCAAGGTGGTGTAGGCAACGTGGCCAATGCTTCTAATGATGGCACAACTGTTTGGATGGTACAGGGCAAATCAGGAAACGTTGACGTTTCCGCTGCCAACGTTGTTGTGCCCACCACAACCTACACATTCTCACGCAAGGCTCTTAACAAAGTGCTGAGCGATGCGTTTGATGGCGGTGGTGCTCCCACAAACATCGTTGTTGGTCCTGGACTGCGTTCAGTGCTGACAGAAGTGATCGCACGTGGTGGCGCTAATAACGACATCTATCGTGTGAATATGACTGATCCGTCAGAAATTATGAACACCACCAGTGTTTATATCACTGACTTTGGTTTCCGTCTTAGGATTGACACAGAGCAGCAGAACAAGCTGAGCTATGGTGGCGATCCTTCAATGTTGCTGGCATTCAACCCACGCAACATCAAGATGGGTTACATCACGCCTGTGACACGTAACGATGACATTCCGCAGCCAATCTACGGTGCGGCATCTGCTCTAGTAGCAGAAGCCACTGCTGTGTTCTATAACCCAGGAGACATCGTGATGTGGAAAGGTATTGATTACGATATCACATCAGCAAACTACGCAAACATTGCTTAATCAGCATATTTTTGTGTGAAAAACAACAAAGCCCCGACAGGGGCTTTGTTGTTTGTGCTAAATATACTATATTCCGAGACTGATAATGAGCAAAACCTACAAAGAATCCAACACCCGAGCAGTATTAAAAGAAGGCAACAAAGCCTGGATGTGGCAACACACAATGAACAGTTTCACAGGCCTGCGCAAAAGATTGGCAGATATGCAAGCAGGTAAATTGAACCATTTCAGTTATAGCCTACCCAATCCACAAAATCCCCGCGCACCATTATACATCACTTATCAGTACGCTGATGGACACCTTTACACCACTTACAAGATGGATGATTCAGCTGTGTGGGCCTGGTGCGAGCGCCTGCGTGAGGAAGATGCAGAGATACGCCGCAGCCACAAGCAGAATGCTGAACTGCCTATCAGAGAATACTACAAATCAACTTGGTTGTTGGAAGCCTACATCCTGCTGAAGTATGGCATTGATGTGTATGGCGAAGCCTGGAATGATCCTACCACTGCTGACTTCAAGAAGTTTGCTTGGATCATGGACCACGATGAGTTTGCCAGCAGATACAAGGTCACACCCTTGATGGAAACACGCGGTATGCCCAATCCTTTTGAGCGTATCTCTGTGGCAATGGGTGATGTCTCAGCAGAACTGCGTGACAAC